CATATCGGGTTGGGTATGCCGCTGGATTCATCGAAGATCAACATCATGCCGTCTTGATTGTGGACACCGGCGTAGCTGTCTGGATTCTCGGCCGACCACAGCTTGCCCTCTGCGGCCCAGTAACGTGTGCCTTTCTTCAGGTCGCGCTCGACCAGCTCGCACAGCCATTGCGCCGGCACCAGCTTGGTTGCGCTGATCTCGAACCAGTGGTTGTTGATGGTCATCGCCGCCCACTTGGTCAGCTCGGCCCAGGTCACCGAGCGCAATTGGGACTCAGAGTTGGCGCTGATGATGACGCTGCCGCCGATGCGGGTGGTCAGCATCCACAGCACCAGCCAACTAACCAAGGCTGACTTGCCAATCCCTCGCCCTGATGAGACCGCCTCCCGCAAGGTGTCCATCTGGATCTTGCCCTTGTTCCCTTGTATATGCGCCTTAATGTCGCGCAGCACCTCGCGTTGCCATTTGCGCGGGCCTTTGAATTTATGCAGCGGGGTGTTCTTCTGGCCCCACGGAAACGCGAACAACACAAACGCTTCGGGGTCATCTGCAAGCGCGGGTGACCACAGCTCCACCATTAACTTCTGTTCTTCGTCTGACTTATAGATGGGTTGCTGCATTACTTAGCTTTTAAAGAACTTTGCGCGCGGTTAGCTAGGTCTAGCAATATAAAATGTTCTGTTGCTAACGAAGGGTCTAAGTGCAACGGCGCAGCATCAGCGTCTAAATCTTGTCTGTAGCCTTTGTCTGTATAGGGCGGTACCGCCATGTCACCTACCGCGTGTCCGTACAGCTCTGCCGAATTAGCCCTATACCCCGCATTTGCCGCTGCCCATTTAGGATCTAACCGCCGCGCCAAGGCTTCGCTTGGCGGCGATTGAAAGTTGGCGTTAGGTTTTTCGGCGTTCCACCGCAGCCGCTTATACCCCTCTACAAACTGCGCTATCTCAAGTGTGGGCGGGCGATCTTTGTACTTAAAATATAAGTCGTTTAGTTGGCGGTCAGTTGCGTGCGTTGTTTCATGTATTAACGTGCGGGGTGCGGTTCTGCCTTGATGGGGCCGTAGATATGCATCGCTCATTCGTATTTCGCCCGTATTGCCGTAACGCTGGTTATAGTCGTATTCACCCCGTGTTTCTTCACCTAAATTGGCAAACCGAATTGGGGGTTGGTTTACGCCTAAAAATTTTAGTAATTCTAAGTATTCGGGGTAACTACGCGCAGCGGTAGTTAGCGCGTTTACCGAATCAGGTGCCAGCTTGTTATCAGCCATCTATCACCGTCCCCTCGATCACCCTTGCGCGGGCTTGTTCAAGCGCCGTGATGACGCTGATCTTCTGGTAGACGTCCACGCTGATCTCAGTCTTGGATGTCCAACCATGCACATGCTGCAAGATCGCCAGGCTGGCCTTGGCGTCGCCCTGATCTGACGCGTCGTTCAGACGTTGCGCTGCGCGCAGTTCGTTGTCTGCCTTGCCCTTCTGCGCCGCCAGCTCGGCCAATGGGTCAAATTGGCACAATTGCCGATACTCTAAAGGCAGCATCCCTGACGCCAGTGCCAGTGAATCTCCTTTTAGCCCCATAGATGCTGCTTTATATATAGCATCCAGACGCGCTTCTGTCGCCTGTATTCTAGGTCGTATAGCCAGTGGTAGGGACTGGAACATGGCTGTCGTTATACCACAATTTAGCCTATTTGGCCTATGCAAGTCTTTTACATGCAAGATGTTTTTAAAAATAAAAATTGTTCACGAACGATGCCATGACCGACACGGTCAAGCCAAGGCCCAGGCTCCCCGTCATGCTGCACTGCAACATATTGCACTGCACCATGCTCGATGCCTGGTGCGCGCAGGCCGGGCAGGCCGGGCAGGCCGGGCAGGCCGGGCAGGCCGGGCAGGCCGGGCAGGTCGGGCAGGCCGGGCAGGCCGGGCAGGCCGGGCAGGCCGACCAGCCTGAATGCAATGCGCTTACAACCAGCGCCAACCAGCGCCAACCAGCGCCAACCAGCGCCAACCAGCGCCAACCAGCGCCAACCAGCGATATGCAGCGATATGCACTATTAGCTACTTTTGACCCCGGTAAAAGTCGCGCCCACAGAATCCACGGTACCTACACCTACTATCTAATAAATAATGAATAGTGGTTTTGTGATGTACTGAAATACAGCCTATTAGGCAAATCCTCCTATGAGATCGGCGCTGGCGCGCGTGAAATAAAATGCAAAGTTTGCATTTGGTAAAGAAAAAGTTTGCGAATCAGAATTAGGTATGGTGTAATGCTTTTGCTGGCCCGAAAATCAACTACAGGAAACTACAATGAACAAATCCGAAACGCGCGAATTGAATAAACTGAACGCCCTTGCAAATGTAGCCGATGCTGGCTACTTGGCGCGCGCATATAGCGCGCTGATCCGTAGCACGCGCACGACATCAGCGCGCAATATAATGATTACTGCAGCTGGCGCAATACCTGCCGTGATATCTCATCCTGATTTTATAATTTCGTAGCATCCATGCGCGCCACAGTGTTCGACCCTATGCCGGCGACGGCATAGAGGCGCGCATTGACGCCATAATAAACTGGAGTAAACGACATGACACGAGCAACCGATATGGCACGCAGGATAGGAATAGAGTTTGCGCAGGAATTGAATAGCCATCCAAACGATGCGCAAAACTGGTCAGCGCTTGAGAGGCGCGACGATATACCAGAGTTTGACCACATCACGTTGTACGCGGAATTCGGCGATGTAACTGCCGAAATGGAGCGCGCTTACAAAGCGGCGTTTAACGAAACTTTCGTGGGTGCGACCGCATGAGAACCGAAACAGTAGGCGAGGCGGTCGCGGCGCTCGTGTGCTGCGCGGTAGCAACGGCGCTGATGCTGGCGCTTGGAATATTAATCTAATCGGAGAAAAAACCATGCAATATCATAACATTACGTATGTTACCGGAAAACGCGGCAGGCTGGTATCAGATGATACGTTTACCCTGGCATTTTGCCCCGGCAGGGTAGAGAGTACGCCGAGCGAATTGCGCGCACGTGTGAGCGTAGCCAGTTTGAAAAGGCTGGCAAAAATAGATGATAAAGCGGCAAAAGCGCTTGGAATCTTAATCTAATCAAGGAGTTAAACATGAGCTTAACTTTAGAGGAGCAGGAAAGAGCGGCTTTTGCCTCACGTAATTACGATCTAGCGCGCGTGCTCTCTCGCGTGATCGAGCTTGAGGATGCGCTCGCAGATCAGAGGAGCCTAGTCCGGCTTCAAAAATCGGATCTTGAGCATATCCTGCGCATCCTGCGGGATGCGCTGGCCGATGATTGCTGGCGTGAGCGCGCTGCGGCGGCGATCGCCGAGTAGTACCCTGCGCGCCGGGATGGCGCGCGTGAAACTGATGGAGGTGGCATGAAAAGTACTTGGGCAGTAGCGTATCGGGTGGCGCGCAGTATGCGTCGCAACGGTCCGGCGGTGTATTACCCTGGTGGCGCGCAGAAATGGTCGCAGCACGTTGCTGCAGTGGTGATTGCCTGCCGTATGGTAGGCGTGGTGGTGGTCGAGTAGAGTACTCGGCTTATAGCGCCCGGGCGGGCGCTATGAGGCGCGCACTGCGTCACAATCCATTAGAGGAAAATACACTATGATTACTCGTGCAATACAAGATGCGGCGCTCGCGTATGCGGGCGCGGTACAGGCCGCGATGCGGCGGGCGCAGGCCGCGTATGCGGCGAACGAGCGCAGTCCGGCGGCACAGCGCAACCTGCGCTTGGCGGCGGCGGCGCTCGTGCGGAGCGACGCGGAATTGGCTGCGGCGTATACCGCGCACGCGCAACGGTAGTACCCGACTGGCGGCGCCTGGTAACCCGGGCGCCACCGGGCGCGCACTGCGTCGATAACCTGGAGTCAAATAAAATGCAGACGTTCGTTATGCACGATAAAAAAAGGCAACCTTTCGGCGCGCCTGTAGCGTATACGCCCCTTGTTTTTATTTGCGGCACCACCACGCACCGATTGGCGCTCCATCGTGAGGCGGGCGCGGCGCCGGACGCTTACCGTGAGTGGGCGGTTTCCCACCCGGTCATCGGCGCCAAGGTATGCCGGATTACCGGCACGGTCAAGGGGTTACCTTGCTCCAGCAAGGGCTTAAACAGCAAGCAGGCGCGCGCGGCGGCCATAGTGCAGCTTGAGGCGCTGTGCGAGCGTATCGGCGGTGAAAAATTTAACAGCGTTATTAAGCAGGCATGATCGCGCTCGGCGTGTTCCTGCTGCTGGCGCTGCTGGCAATCGTTTTCGACTTATAGGGGGTGCAGAATGAAAAAGTATATTCGACCATTTCGTATCGAAACCAATGGCGGGCGTATCGTCGGCCACGCCGGAGCAATAGAACAGGCAGAGTACATCGCCGGTAAAGGGCGGGGGCGGTGGGTGCTGCGCTGGTTGTACGGAAAATACATCGCCGTACGGCAGTACACATCATGATTTACGCGGCGGTCGCGTTAATAATCCAATGGATTATTGACGTTCTGACAGACTAAAAAAACGGGCCGAAAGGCCCGTTTCCTATTTCACCAGCCGCAGTGCATCGGCCAGCGGCGAGCTACCCGGCGCTTCGACTAGGCGGCGCAGTTCCGATTTCGTCGCGCGCGCTAGCTCGGGCGCGCAATACACATGGCGGCGCGTGGAATACTCGGCGCTCGTCACCCGCCCACAGTCCAGCCATTGGCACTCTAGCAGGGCATGGTGCAGGGCGGCGGCGGGGATCCGCTGTCCCGGCGCCAGTCCCGCGCGCAGGGTGAGATCGGCGCACAGGACATGGACC